AGTAACGATGGGACGACGTTAGCTACATACGGTATCGTTGATGATGGGTTCGTGCCCACAATAAATGAATTAGAGGCCGATAAAGTTTACAAGATACAGATAAGTCCTATTGCTCCTGAGACTAGTATTCCCCGAACATCTACTAATTTTATTTCTATTACGGGTCTAAACAGTAGTAGTTCCGCTGAGTTACAAACATACACACCTAGTTTTGATACGGCGCAGAGTTCCAACATAACTTCTACTCTTGAATTCACATCAATCACAGAAATTAGAAACGGGGATTCTTCTTTATCTTCCCCAGTAAAGATTACCGCAGTAAATAAGGANNGATGATGCTACAGATACGTTGGAGTTAGCTATTGTTCAAGAAGCTAACAAAGTAAATTCCTATCGACGCTATCGGATGGGCAATAACGCATCTAATACGGTTAAGAAGACTATGCGCCTTCTTGTTAAACGAAGCTTTAAACCGCTCATAAATTCATATGATGTTGTGCGACCTAGTAATCTAAATGCTTTAAAACACGGCTTGCTTGGGTNNCAGGAACAAGACGCCTACCGAGGCGCCGCTAAACCTGTAATTAAATTTGATCCTTCTGGATCAGGATCCCGAATCCCTAACTTAATGTAACCATGCTAAATTATATCCTAGAAAACCGAGACAGTCTTATTTCAATCGCTACCTCTGTGGTAGCTGTTGCTTCCGCAATCTGCGCCCTTACTCCTTCACCTAAAGATGACGGTATTGTCCGTAAACTATACCACATACTTGAATGGGCGGCGTTAAATGTCGGAAAAGCGAAGAAATGATTAAAGTAATTGTTGCGGCACTACAAGCCTACGTATCCTACGTAAAATTAAAACACCGAAGATTTGTGTATGAACTGGAAGATGAAATTGATGAGCTTGCTGCCAATGGTAGTCCTTCTGCAAAGCTGCGGCTTGAGCGGATCGCAAAACGACTCCACCGCGAACTCAAGCGCACTGTATGACCCACCTACGATTACTTTAATTGAGGGGGAAACATACCAGTTTAGTGAGGGCGTTGTAGTGGGTCGCGATGACCACAAATTTCACAGTGATTATAGTTATCGTAGAGCAATCATTATTGGATCAAAATGATGAAAGACAGTTTAATAGTCCCTCTTATAGGAGCCATGTCACCAACAATAGGAGTTATATTATCCTACCAAGATCAACTTGAATACTGGCTCCGTATCCTGTCCCTTGTCGGGGGCATCGGGGTCGCTGCTGTGACCATTTACCAAATGCTTAAAAAGAAATGATTGGGATTGCGGTAGGTCATTCACGATACGGGGATCAGGGTGCATGGGACATTAACTCTGTTTCTGAAAGGGAATTTAATAATGCACTTATTCCTTTAATAACAGCTATGCTTAAAGTTCCTTATGTGATCTACAATGATTACAAAGCCTCTAGTTATGTCGGAGCTATGAGTTATGTGTCTCGTAAGATGAAGAGAGATGGTGTTAACGCTTGTGTTGAGCTGCATTTTAATTCCGCTAGTCCTAAAGCAACAGGGCATGAATGGCTACATTGGGAGACTAGTAGGGGTGGGAAAACATTAGCTACGCAATTTAAGGGTGCGATGGATAAAGCTTATCCTGAATTAGCTTCTCGCGGTTTAAAACCCAAAGGTCGGGGGAGTAGAGGAGCTTTATTCTTACGGAAGACCCCCTGCCCTGCCGTGATCGCGGAACCGTTCTTTGGGTCCAATAAAAATGATGTGGCCATTATTCACGCTGATATTTCTAAACTCGCTGGAGTTTACGCGGAAGGTATAAATAACTATTTTGGTTAATGACCATACCAAAAACAATACGGGTTGCTGGGCAGACGGTTAAGATTTCTCAAAAGAATCTTACAGACGACAGTTGCTATGGTTTCTACAGCCCAGACCGAAAGATTATTTTTATCCACAATAAGCTAGATGATAAGACGGCAAAGGAGACTTTGAGGCATGAATTGATGGAGGCTAGTCTTTGTATATCTGGAGTGGGTTTTTGTGAAAACTTTGAGCAAGAGGCCGTGGTGCGGTGTATGGAGGAAGTTTTTTTTCCTGCATATGATCGTTTGTTAAAGCGATTAGAATGAGTAGGCGAAAATTACCCCCACAGTTTACGCGAGCCAAAGGAATGCTTGTGTTTACACCTACGGGCGATGATATAAAAGAAGCCTTTCAGCGTAGTGAGGCTTTGGGTGTTTTACCTAATTCCTTTACAAGGGGTGCTGGAAGGATGACCGGATTTATTGGGGAGATCGCGTTTGAGAAATTATACCCTTTGGCTAAATATGTTGGAGACAAATCTTTTACTCACGATTATGTAATGGGAAAAAAGACAATAGACGTGAAGTCAAAGACCTGCACGTCTGTCCCCAAGCCGGACTACACCGCGTCTGTTAATTGTAGGAAATCAAAACCTCTAGGTGCTAAAGTTTATTTTTTTACTAGGGTTCAGAAAGACATGATGCGCGCTTGGCTTTTAGGTTGGCAAACGTCCACCACCATACAGAATAAAAAGAACTATAAAAGCCGTGGAGAATCGGATAGCTACGGCTTTAAATATAAAGTGAGCGGATATCATGTCCCTATATCGTCACTTCGGAGTTCAAACTCGTTGAAGTAATTTCTTCAGAATCAATGTCGTAAGGCTGCGTCACATTAATTATCCAAACCTTGCCCATGCCTTTTCCGACAGATCGAATTGGCCGAACACTGTCATCTGATTTACCCACATCTTCAAGATGAGATAAACCGTTTCTTACAAACTCTAATTTGTTGGACGCCCCCAAGGATCTCCCATTGTTGTATGTATGTAGTGCAACTTGAAACTCCGTGATAGTTCCTCTCCAAGAGGAGATTTCGTTATTTTGTTCACGGCAAGCTTTTGCAAAATAATCAATTAACTCGGCGACTTGGGATCGGCTGGAGTTGTCGTAGGCTGCGTAGGAAATGCTCCTGTCAATAAAGCTCTTAACACCAAATCGATCATCATCCAGAACTTGTTTAGGGGGCTTCCAATCCATTAAGAACTTAGCAAATGCGGGAAGTTCTTCATCGATAGTGGTTTCAAGTTCCTGTTTACAGGGGAACCTAAAAGGGGCTTGAGCGACCTTAAAAGCCATTAACTTATCCCTATTACTGCTATCCATTGTCGGTAAAACAGACATCGAGTTTGGGTCATCGTTGAGACCCAATATAAT